ATTCTCCATAAAAGCCACTTAATTGAAAGTTTCTGGAAAGCTGGGGAATAGATGATTAAATATGAGATTGAATTTGGAATAGGTTTTATTTCAGGTATAAGTATTTCCTGCAGATTTAATCTCGTCAAATATTCGTTTATAGGTCTAGATTCTTCTAAAACATATGCTGGTCTAATTTCTTCTGGGGAATCTGGTGAATAAATTACCTCAGGAGGTAAATTTACTACAGTATAGATCCTATTTAACCAATCTACTCTTAGTTTGTATTTGTTCCATTCTATACCTTCTCTATTTTGTCTTATTGTTTTTCTAAGAAAAAAATAGTTAGAGATATCAATTATTGCTTTTTTAAATGGATAGTTCATCTCTTTATTCTATATTACCAGAATTTTTAGAAAAGTTACGCTTAATCATTAAATGTCAAGTTTACTCCTGGGAACATATCCCTAACTTTTAATCTTGCTCTTCTAATTCTTGTTGCAATAGCTCTCTTTTTCATTCCATGTTTATCAGCTATTTCCTGATATTTCATTCTTAGTATCTCCCTGTCGAAAAGGATTTCCTTGTAAATATCGGGAAGGTTTTTCATTTTTTCTACTACATTTTCATAAAGATCCTCCATTTCAGTTTCAGAATCAATAACGAAAGATTGCTCGTAAGAATTTAAGTCGTCAAATTTGTTGTAAGATATTTGACAATCGTCATTGTCGTCAGAGTTCTTTACTACTTCTTGAATTATTGGTAAATAACGACTCTCATTCTTTTTGATAACTAGAGATTCATTTCTAGCTATGTTGTAAACCCATGTCGAAAAATTTCCACGATTTGGATCGTATTGTGAAATTTTTGTCCAAATTTTTGCCATAGTGTTTGAAACAGCATCTTCTGCTGCTTCTTGTTCTAATAAAATAGATTTACAATGGTTAAGTAATCCCGGTTTAATTCTTTTGTAAAGCTCTACAAAATCTTTTTCGGATGATGTTTTCATAAAGCTTTCTGCCAATTGTTGAATGTTTTTCGCTGCCATTTTCCTGTTTCTTAATTTAAATTTTTAGTTGTTTTATTTCTATTCCTGCTTCTTCAAAAAGTTTAAAAGAATCTGTAATTCTGTACGTTTCAGAATAAACTATTCTTTTTATTCCTGCCTGTATAATAAGTTTTGCACAATCAAAACAAGGCGATAGTGTAACATACAATGTTGAGCCTTCCGCACTATTTGTGCTTCTTGCTAATTTAGTTATTGCATTTGCTTCGGCGTGTAAAACGATTGGAAGAGTTTTATTGTTACAATCTTCGCATACATTTGGAAATCCTGATGGAGTTCCATTATATCCATCGGAAATTATAGTTCGATTGTTAACGATCAGGCACCCTACCTTGTTTCTGGTGCAGAGCGAGTTTTCAGCCCATACACCTGCCATCCGTAAATACAATGAATCTATTTTATCCTGCTTGCTCTGTGGTAGTTGTTGGTTGGTCAACTTCTTCAGATTTTAATTGGGTTACCTCAACTTTAAATCTTTCCACAATGTGAAATACGTCACGTAGACGGAAACTACCTAGAAGATTAAGGATTTCATTAACCTCATCTTCTGTAAAAGAATTTTTTTCTCCGTTTTTCAAAGATTCCAAACATTTTCCATAATTTGCATAGGTATTTAAAAATTCTACCGATGCTTCTCTAAGTTCTTTAGTGATTTCGTAATTTGCTTTCATTTAATTTATTTAGATTGGTTTTTTACAAATATAAAGGATGTTTTTTAAAAAGTAAACATCATTCAAACTTTTTTTGTGAAGAAGTTACTAACAATGGTGATGAAAGCGTATCATTTAATTGTGATAACAAATTAATCATAGCATCCATTTTCATTCCAAGAGCTTCATTATTCTCAATACCTGAAGTTTTAGTATTAGTATTTTCTACTTGGTTTGTATTTCCTTGGTCGGTTGTTCCAATGGAAGTAGAAATATCACTAGTAGTTAAGGCTTCGGTTACAGGTTTTGGTTCGGTCTCAGTCGAAGTAGTCTCTTTATTTCCAGTTTCCGTGTTGGATTGGGTAATTGAGGAGGCTAATTTTTGTGTGTCCGTTTGTATTATACTTTTATTTTCAGTAAAAGTTTCATCCTTTTTTGAAAGTTCCTCCGTAATTTTTTCCGCAGTCCCAGTATTGGAAGTAATTTCGGGTTTAACCTTTTCTAATTTTTCTTCCAATTTACCAACTTGACTCTCAGCTGTGGAAGCGGTTTTAGAAGTTTCGCTTTTGGAACCTCCCCCTCCAAAAATGCCCTCCATAAACTTTTTACCAGTATTTCCGGTTTCTGTTGTTTTCCCACCAGATACTCCAAAAATAGATTTCAAAAATTCAGATCCCCTAGAACTTCCTTTTGCAGGTTGTTCTTGTGAAGCATTACTTTCTATTCCTGTTTGAGATTTTGACTCAGCAGTTTCACCACTTGGTGTGACAGTTCCGGTTTTCGTCTCTGCTGTGGGGGTCTCAATTTTTTGCTCTTGAGTAACAGCTATACTTTCATTTGTAACAGACGGAGCTTCTTTGTTCTCAACTGTTGCACCTTCAGTTGTACTTTGAATTTGTGTTGTTGATTGTTCTGCAACAGAAGCTACCTCTTTATTTTTAGCAGTCTCATTACCAGGAGTTGCAGATTCTATAGCACCAGTTTCTGTTGAAGTAGCTATGGTTTGTGCGGTCTGTGCTGTTTCTGGTGTTGCAGCTGCACTTGCTTCTCCAGTGGGGGATTTTTCTGGCTGAATTGCAGCCTCGATTTTTTGCTCTTCAGATTTAACTTCTGCTGTAGGCTCAGGTGTCTCTGGCTTCTTTTCTTCCTGTTTAATTCCCTCTATTCCACTCTGCTTACTGTTGATTAGATTTTTTAAATTCTCCTCATACCTTTCTGCCATTTTGGAAATGGACTCGTTCCTAATTCCCTCAGCTGATAAGATTTTAGCTAAAGCTGATATGATTGCATTGTTTTTGAGTTCTGTTTCCTTTGGTAGTTTAGCACCTATACCTAATCCCTCATTTAGCTGTCCAATTATTCTAGAGAAAGCACTTAGAAGTGTATCGAATTTTAAACTCTCATCCTTAGTTTTAGAATCGAAATCTTGAGAAACACTATCGTATCCCTCCATACTTTTAATTTCCTTAATCCCAATTTGTTCAGCTATTTGTGTAACTGTACCAGATTTTAATGCCTTTGCATTACCTACCTTAGTTCCTGCTGCCTGCTTAGCCATCGGAACAATTTCTTTTCCGTCTACTGCTTGCCCTTCCTCTATCTTTTCTTGAATGTCTTTTTTGTCTGAACTTGTACCCGCATAAGCATATTGATAAAAGGGATCATTCTTATCATAAGCAGGATCTAAAGCTTTTAATTCATCGTTGTAAACCTGATCATAAAAAGATTTAGCTTGAGTAGTAGCCTTTTCTGCTGCTCTCATACTATCTCCTATCTCTGCAGTGACTGCACCAGTATTGCCCGAGCGAATTTCTGCATTTATTTTAGCACGATCAAAGGCTTCTCCCTCGGATTTAAAAATAGGTAAGGTTTCTTCAGCCAAGATATTTCTTTTACATTATATACCTGAAGTCTATTTTTTTTAGATTTTTGGCTTAGTAAAAGAGAAAGCTTCAACTAAATCTCCCTGAGCGTTTTTCTGATTTTGATCCTCTATCTTTTTATTCAGCTTGTCTATATACATCTGATATTCATAAAAAGGTAGACTTTCAAGAGAATCAATAGAAACTTTAAACTCCTCCCAGAGTCTAAATTTTATCTCAAAGTAATTGCTCAAAGATATTTGAAATAACGAAAAGGGATCTGTATCCTCTGGGAAAGGATATTTCTGCTGTGACCTCCCCTCCACAGCTTTCGCATTTGGTATAAATTCTAGATTTGGTAGCAAAGTTAATTTTCTGACTTATCTGATCAGCTATAGAAAACTGGAGAGGAGTCCATTCTAATGAAGCCCTTTCATATTGGTCATAAAGTCTTTCATCTAACGACCTCCAATCCGGGATAATAAAAGTTGCAATGTTTGCAAAACTTGGGTCGAATTTTTTTCCTTTAGCTCTTTTATCTGCTATAATTTTTCTACATGATGTGGTCACCCCAACAGTAGGAATATAAAGGTTCATCTCTGGGCTTCCGTCCTTCGGAATAAACTTAAAAGAGAACGAATCCCCGTCATATCTTTTTATAATTTCCTGATCCATTATAAAACTATCTAAAAGATTAGATTTTAATTCTATTTGGTCAGGTACTTGACATTCGGCCTTAGTGCAATTTTTTGAAATCGGAAGAAGAATTCGATTTTCCCCTTTTATGAAAGTTAGATCTCGAATCGACATGATTATAAAAAATCTGTCCTCATACCACAAATCATAATGATCTAAAACACCTCCGTTCCAACGTATTCTCATACACTTTTTTATAATAGTGTTGAGCTTATCGTCTAGATCTATACGATCTGAATCATCTACAGTTGAAAAGTGTCTTATTTCTGAAACAGTAGCAGATTTAATAGCGATTTCAAATCCTTCAGGATATCCAAACCCTCTTGAAGGTAATGTTTCGGGTGGGAGATTTTTCCATTCCGATTCCATGCCCAAAGGTGTTCTAGTAACTTTCCCTAGATTGTTTGGTGTTTGGATTTGAACAGGATCTGGAGTCTTTCTTTCAACTTTATCCGGGATCCAATCAGGGATCTCAAAGTTTTCTACGTCCTGATCTACATCGTATTCGAACTTAGAATTCGTTTCTTTTTTACTTAGTTCGTCTAGTAAATTTCTTTCTAATCTTTTGTCCATATGTTCCATGAAGATTTTACTCTCCAGTTTCTTTTAGTTTCTTATTAAATGAGAAAAAAAAGTATAATCCAAAGAATAGTGCCGAAAGGAAGTAAAAAATTGCTACAGTATGCCAATAAGAATTTGTCCATTTCATTATTGCAGCGAAAAGGATATCGAATCCAAATGGATTGAAGAAAGTTGCTAATATTAAGCAAGCTGAAGCCGTTCTTGTTTTTTGTTTTAGAGTCACAACTGTCGTCCATGTAATTTGGTATCTAACATTTAATTCTGGATTTGACCCCAAAATAAAATGGAGACTTTGTAGAGCCTCCATTTATATATTTCTATAATAAAATTTTAATTAAAAAGATCTTCGAAATAATCAGCTCTAAATGAAAGTGCTATCTTATAAGGTGTAGTTCCGTTAGTGTAATCAAGATCTAGTGATTTAATTTGATCAACAGGGAAGCAGTTTACAAGTTTTACCCTTCTGAAGACATCGCCCTGTTTGTTAAATATCGAAATTAGAATATATGTGTCCCCAGCATACACTGACTTAATACCAGTTGCACCTGTTAATGGATTATAAACTAAATCTGACCATTGTCTTAGAGTTTTGAAAACATAGTTACTGTTGTTATCGTCAAGGTTAGTTTCAAAATCTATTCTAACTTTTACCCCAGTATCATCAACTGCACCAGCTGCATATCTTCTTCTCGAAAATTTGTATCTTTGTTCAGCAACTCCAGGATTCTTGTCAACTGCAAGACCGGATACTGAAAGAACATTTTCTACTAGTAATGTTCTTCCCCCATTTCCTAGAGGGTTAGAAACACCAACTGGAGGTTGTATAATAACCTCAAACTGGTTTAAATAAACTGGTTCATAAAGCTGAACAGCTGCTTTAGATGAACTAAAATGTGGTAATCCTGCCATTTTTTTCTAATTATATAAATGTATCGTCGAAGTAATCTACCGCCCATGTCACATTGATCTTGTAAATACCTGTTTGGGTATAGTTAAGAGCCATTTCGTTTATAGGGGTAATAGGAAAGCAATCTTTCAAATTAATTCTTCTAAATACGTCACCAGCTTTATTAAAAGAACTGATTAATATATTTCCCGAATAATTTGTTTTTAATCCCATTGCACCAGTAATTGGGTTATAAACTAAATCTGACCACTGGCGAAGTATTTTAAACACATACATGGAGTTATTGTCATCAAGATTTATCTCAAATTCGATATCTACATCTAAACCAGTTCTCTGTGGAGCAGCACCTGAGTAGTACCTTTTAGCAAACTTAAATTGCTGTGTTACTTCCCCTGGGTTCTGATCTACCTGTAATCCAGATACTCTTGTAACTTGTTCTAATAAAATATTTCCACTTCCTGGGTTTCCTTGCGGAGCAGCTACACCAGTAGGAGGTGTAATTAAAACCTCGAACTGGTTCAGGAAAACTGGTTCATACTTATTAATAGAAGCCTTTGAACTGGTATAATGTGGTAATCCTGCCATTGTCTTTTAAATTATATATTTAACAACTTAATCATTTATCAAAACGATTAACTAAATTGTATAAACCCTCCAGAAGCAATACCTCCTGTTCTAGTAACAGTCACTCTGTTGATGAACTTGTGGATACCTCTAGCTGGTTCAATAATCACGTCTATAATACCGAGATTCTGATCTATGATTGCTGGTGTGTTATTAGAAGAATCCATGATACTTAAGTAGTTGTAAATACCACCTACTGATCTCACTCCTGTTAAGTAGTTATCTACTAACGTCTTGATCTCGAGTCTTACTGAATCCTCGTTGAAATCAAATACATAATTAGAAAGAATTTCTTCTATAGCGCTTTCTATTGTGATCAGAAGATCTCTAACGTGAAGATTGTTGAATGCTGAGTTAGTTCTTTGATAGCTTGTTTGGTTACCGTAAATAACTACGCCAATTCCTCTCTTCCGAATGATTGGGTTGATACCAAATGGCTCCAAATATTCTCTATCTTGAATATCAAAATCATATTCAAGACCAACTAAGTTTCCTGCAGAGATAATACCTCTTTTAACACCAGCTACGATAGAATAAGGTTCACCTGTGATAAACTTACGGATGAAGTTATTAGAAACGTAAGCAGCTGGCGGAACGTTTAAATTCTTTCCGTTCTCTCTTATTGTCAAGAAAGGAGCGAAGAATCCTGCAAATTTAGCACCAAGGTCTTCATCTGGAAGAGAGAATGTAAATGAAGGATTTAAACTTAAATTACCTCCATCTGCAATATATCTTGCTTGAAGAATTGGAGCTGGATCTGTTGAGGTAGGAGCAGCAGTAAATCTAGGATCAATAGAATCAGAGAATTTCTGCATAGAGGGAGTGTTGCAAATTGCCATACACTTCTGTCTATTTTTAGCCAATCTTGTAAGTTGGTATTTACAGTTTGGCTGAATACCTCCATCAAATGTGTCTATGATGTATCTAAAAGTGATTACGTCAGTATCAGCTAATGTTCTAGCCAAATTAGTATCTGTCATCACATCTAGTATTGCATTCATTCTTGTATCTGTTCCATTAGGTACAGAAGCAGCTTTAATTGCAGCACCTGGGAGATACGTAAAGTTAAATGTTCTAACAAATTCTTGGATGTTCTTAAACTTCCAAACCCTTGTAGTTGCACCAGGGTAAAGTTGAATTGGTCTCTCTGTTTTTACCTGTATAGTGGGAATCCCTGGAGAAGTTGGGTTTCCTACTGTTTTTACCTCGAGAACCCTAGTCAACCTTGACTGAAGGTTTTCAGTTAAAGGATTGTCGTAAGTTTGAATGTCAGTTGATACTAAAAGATCCCCTACTTTAATACCCGAACTATCAGCTTCAGCCTCTGTTAATTCTACAACGTTAGGTGCTAATTGAGTAATAATATCAACATAATCGCTTATATTACCTGCAGTAGATACGATATTGAAAGACTCACCTGTTGTTAGATTTGTTCCAATAGGAAGAGAGCTTACGTATGAAGTATCCCAAGTTGCAATAGGC